GTTTCAACTTTCTTTTCCTCTACTTCAACTTCAGTTGTAGGCTCTTCCTTTTTTTCTTCAGGTTGATCTTCAACTTTTGTTTCTCGTATTGGATTTGTGTATCCTAAATCAACATCTTCTTTTTTTGAATATGCTTCATCAGGCTCTACTGGTTTATCAACATTAATGATTTCCTCATTAACACCATCAGTGTCGATATCAACCTCTTGTTGAGGTTTGTTTTCTTCTGCCATTTTACCCTCCTAGTAATGGTGCAAAATATCGGCAGGATTAGATATGGTCGCAATGATTTCATCATCATTTAAGATCCGCACTTCTCCGCCTTCTATTTTGAATCGAGAGCCTGCGTATCTACCGAAGATTACCCAATCTTTTTCAGCGCACCATTTACCTAAAGGAAATTTTTCTTTATCCCTGTAGCAAAGGTTACCTTGTTTAAGAACAAAGCCAACTACTGTTGTTAACTGAATTGTTTCTTGAGTATTTTCACTTAAATATAAACCACCTTTTGTCTTTTCTGGACCCGCATAAGGAAGAATTAACATTCTATAACCTGTAGGCGTAGGTAGTCTATCTAAAAGTTTTTTATCTATTGCTTTTTCGTCTAAGACTTTTTTGACTTTAGCTTCTTCTTTGTAAGCTTTTTCCAATGTCTCAGTCCGTTTCGGTTGCTCCGTGGACTCTTTCATTTATTATTGCTCCTGTTTTTTTAACAAGTCTATTATGTCTTGTTGCAAGTCATCAAGTGACTTGATTTGTCCTCTAATATAGTAAAGGTCGTTAGTATTGTCAACATCTCGCACTAAAGTTTCTTTTAGCCTTTCTCGTCGTCTATGAATTAAATTTTTTATTACATCGTTAGATGCTGTATCAATCGCCATTTTTCTCCATAAGCAATTTTAATTTACCAGTCTCTTTAACTTCAAATTTAAATTGTTGCATAACCTCTTTAATCAAATCCATTTTATAGGTTATCCAATCATCGAACACAATTCTGCATCTAGGTGCTGATTTGTTAGCAAACCATACAGCTTCTGTTAAAACATCTCTTGTTGTGTGTGGTCCATCAAGCATAACAAATGCAAATTTAGAATTATCGTAGGCTCGATGTTTCATAAAATCAGTATCAGTTATGTTTTGAAAACAGAATACACCTTTATCTAAGTATGGTTTAAAATCTCTTAACATTTCATCTCTCATACTATTTGGATATGTGGGAGAGAGGCCATCTTTATGCTTTATTCCACTATCTTGATCAAAATGCTCATACTGTCTGTCTCCATAAGGATCGACACCGATATGCATAAAATAATTTTTTAAATTATCCATTGCAATCTTAGAGCTAAAACCTTTTCTTACACCAATTTCACAAGAGTAGTGTCCTTGGCAATCAAAATCTTTTGTCCACTTTTCAAATAAATCGTATTCTTCTGAATCACCTTCTATCATAAGAACTTTTTAACATTTTTAATACTCAAAGCAAGTTTATTTTTTACCTTGTCCGCCTCTAAATATCTGAGTTCCTTTAATACCAAAAATAGAAGCCACTACTAAAATCCATAAATTAGTGAACCATTTCGGAAGGTCTTGAAAATACTCAAAAAACAGTTTTACCTTTTCCATGGCTGTTGGATCGTCTGACATTACTGCCCACATTAACACAATGATGGGCGCAGAAATTATGACGAGTACAAATTCGTCCTTATAATCGTTTTGACGGGCTTCTAAAAGTTTGCCCTGGTAAGATTCTTCTCCTCGCGCCATCTTCTCTGCATGCATAAGTTGTGCATCAGACATTGCCATCTTAGTTTTTTGTTTATTTGAATATATTTTAGCTCCTGCTTGTAAAGCTATCTTTGCTAAACTAAACCACGCCATTTAATACCCTTTCTAATTTTTTATACTTCTCTCTACCGTTAGCATCTTCACAGTATTTTTTCAATACCTCATCTATCTTACCTTTTCTCCTCGCACTTAAATAATTATATATTTTGAAGTAAATATTCACTGCAGATTTACCTCTAGCTCTCCATCTCCAGCTATCTAAATGATGTTTTTGTCTAGGTTTTATATAAACTACAGATCCTGTGTTAAAAAATTTGTAAATATTATCTATTACATCTTTGTCTGTCATTTCAACAGATACAGAGGGTATTGAATAATTTTTTTTAGTTTTTTCGTAAGAGATGTAACCTTCTCCATCAATAATACCTGCAAAATATGCTTCTTGATTAGACTCTCTTTTTTCTTTTATTGGAAATTGTAATACCTTGCGAGTTTGGTCCTCTTTTTGGTGGTGGTCCAAATTTTTTTCCGCCACTAAGACCTTTTCTTTTCTCTCTTAATGTTTTTTTCATAAGAATACATTAATTTTTCTCTAATTTTCTCTCTGCTATGTCTAATCTCTTATCAGATTGTTCATCCTGTTGAGCTAATCTATTATATTCTAGATCTAACTTGTTAGTTTGTCTTTGATTTTCTTGATCTTGTTTGAATTTAGTCTCATCAGCTTTTCTTTGAAGATCCATAGCTCTTAAATCAACTTCCTGTTGTTTAATTCTTACAAGTGGGTCTGATTTTGCTTTATTTGCTTCCATTTCTCCTTTTACTAATTCAGTTGTTATCTCTGCAACAGCAGTTGCAACTGAGTTATCGAATGCTATTTGAAAAGATTGTGGATCATTTTGTTGTAAAGCAACTAAAGTAGGGTCTTGTGCAAACTGTTCTCTTACTTCTTTTCTCGCTTTGAATGAAATATGGTCTGAGACATGAGATTGTAACAAAGCATATACTTGTGGATTAATTTGAACCATTCTTGATTCCATAAAAGCAGTATGTGCAGCGATATGTGCATCATGATCTTGAAATTCAAACACAGTTAATAGTTTCATTTGCAATGCTCTTGCATTTTCTTTAGCAGGATCAAGTGGTTCGGGCTGTTTTTGTGGTGGTTTTAATAAAGTTTCAATTTGTTTTGTGCCTAAAGCTTCGTAAACTCTTCTGTAAGCTTCATGAATGTTGTGTAATTGTGGATTTGATGTAGCAATTTGTAATTGTGTTTGAGCTAATGTAACTCTTTGTGCCATAGACATAATATTTGGGTCAGCCACAGGTAAAACATCTATTCTTTGATCAAAATCTGAAGCTTTAATTTGTCTTGGTCCACCATAAACATCATAAGGATACTCAGGTGGTAAATATTCTGAACAAATTCTTGCTAAAATTTTAAATTCTAATCTCATTGCATAATAACATCGCTTATGAACACCACTCATTACCCTAGAACCACGTTCTAACATTGCAATAGTTGTGCCCACAGCTCTGTTCTGCGTGTCATTACCTACTGCGGTATCGGTTATCGCAGCAAATTTTTGACCCGCTTGCACTACAAAACCTAAAAGATTGAATAAAGTCGTGCTTGGTTCTGAAAAAGGTAAATTAAAAAACTGATCTCGTATATTTCCGCCTGGTGCATCTACATCTCTAAACTCACCAGGTTGTATTGGTTGGTCGTCATCTCTTACTCTGATACCTCTAGACTTAAATCCTGCTGGTAAATTTTTCAAAGTACCTGCATCAATCAATTGTCTTAGAGCAACAGTAGCAGCTCGTGATAGACCACCTATTGTATGTATTAAACCAAAACCATAAAAACCTAATCCTGGTAAAAATTTGTAATGAACAAAGTATTCTATTCTTGTGTAATTAGGATCATCAACTCTGTAGTTTCTATAGATAGATAAAACTTCTCCTGAACTCTCATCTATAGTTACAATATATGGAATCTTAATTGCTTTTTTAGTTCTGTTATCAAAGTTTTCATAATCATCTAAATTCAAATCAACATGCATTTCTAATACTGTATGAATATAATCTGTAAATCCTGGTTTAACCCCATCAAGTTCATCTATCTTTTGTTCAAGATTAGATTGTTCTGTATTAGGTTTTGGTAATTCAATATCTCGGTAAAATCCTGCTGCCATTTTTTTATTTACATCGTTCTCACTCATTTTAATAACATGAGTAATTCTTCCAGCATCTTTCAAATCTGATGCGTAGTAAGGAACAACTAAGTCCTCAGCAGGAACAAATTTAGATACAGGTCTTTGTAAGAATTCATCATAGTAAATCTTTTTAAATGTAGATCCTGATAGTGGTAAGTAATATAACATTTGATCCATGTCAGTTGTATAGTCTTCCATCTTCTCCATAAGGAGATAATTCATATATTCTTTTACACGATCAGCTTGTTGTTCGGTGTTCGGTGTACGTAAACCAAGAACGTGTGTTCTTACTGGACCGTCACTAGGTAATAATTCTTTATAAGCAGAAGCTTGAAAGGTTGTAGCACTTTCACTTAACAACGGATGGGTGACACCTGAAGCTCCTTTGAAAGGTCTTGTTTGTTCATTGTATTTTACACCAAGAAGATCTAAACCTTTTGTATAGCCTTCTTCCCATTCTTTTCTTGATTCTTTATCTTTTTTATATTCACCAATTAACTCTAGCCCTAAACGCTTAAGCGTTCTTTCATCCATATCCTCAGCAAGATTGGCATTGAAATCATCAACTACATCCTCTTCAATAGTCTCTTGACCCTCTATTTGAATTTCTGGTGGAAGACCTTCAGGTTGTTCCTTGATCTCTTCAACTTTAGTTTCTTCTTCGATATTTTCGGTAATTCCCTTTTCTACAGCCATAGTTTAATTTATCATAAGGTTTTAAAGATATCCACTACTAAGCCACCTTGAGACTTATATAGCTTCTGTGTGTATGCCATATTAGGTTTAACTTCAATAGCAAAAGCATCAAAATACAACCGAGGATCATTTTCTTGTATAAGTTTGTATCCTTTCATAGGACCGTTAGATGCTGTTTCATGATATTCACTTATAATTTTTTTACCACCTTTTGCTTCAGGGTAAGTAAAATTATCTTTCATAACTTCTTTATAAGGTTTTTTCGGATCAGATAAAGATAGTTTTATTGTGCCTGCTTTAGAATCATTAAACTTAGCAGCCTTCTTCATAAGTTGAGGCATTACAGCTTGTCCTTTTTTATCTATGCCTTTACCATTTGCATAACCATAAAATCTTTCGTTACCTGCTTTGTAACCCTGTCTGAAATGTAATTTATTAAATGGCATGACAGCTACAAAATCTACTTTCTCTTTTGCTGCTTTGTTCATTAAAAATTTAAGTGCATAATCTCCATAAGCATCTGCATCTAATAAAGGGAAATAATCAAATTTATTTCTTTCACCATAGTCAGATCCTCGTCTAAATGTATTGTTAATTTGTTGATTTATATTTTTTAAATCATCTGAAATAGCTCTAGATTTATTAAATTGATTTTTAGCTATAGCATCATCCATATCTCTTAATAATTTTGTTCTAGAATTAACAAGTAAATCTAATTCAATATCTTTTTGAAAAGGATTAATTCTTCTTTCACCTTTAAATGCTTCTTTAGCCGTAAGTTGTTTAGCAATACTTTGATTAGCATCAGATTGTATTTCATGAATGACCATAGCTTTTTTTCCATCAGGAGTTATTCTTGTGTCGTATCTCACATGAAATAAATTATTTTTAAGATCACCGTAATGACCCATGCTTGTCATAGATTTTTGATTACCTAGTATAGGTTCATCAAGAACGAACACCGTTTCTCTATAATTATTACCACCAGGAAATGTATAGCTAGTTTCGTTTTGATATTTAACAGGTCTTACATTACCACCACCTTTAGATATTCTTACTAATTCATCAAGTCCACCCATTAGACCATTGATCTGAACTTTTTGATTTTGATTAAATGCCTCTTGTCCTCTTAAAGCAGCTAGATCACTTCTAAGTTCAGTGTAATTTCTTTTAATACTGTTTTGGTCTCCACTTTGTATTGCTCTTTTTAAACCTTCTAAATTTCTTTTAATAGTAGGAAAAATTCTTGCAGCGACTGGACTTGTTTTTGAAAGATCATCTATTTGACTTGTTACACCTTTTAAAATGGTATCTATTTTTGGTGAAGTAAATACACCACCGTACTCAACAGGTTTTAATCTGTTCACAGGATTCATTTTAATCATGTTTCCAATGTCTTGTGCTGATAACTTTAAACCAAATCTTTTGGCTGCTCCTATCAATCCACCAGTGATGTTTCCAACATCATCAAAGGTTGCAAGGTTAGTATCAAAAAGTTCTTCCTTATTGATAGTGGCTTCCTTACCAGCAAACCTAGATCCTTTATCGTAAGTAAATCTTTTGGGTCCTCTTTCAGTTCTTGTTGTGTTTTTACCGAAGACTTTAAAATTTACTTTTCTTGATGAAGTTAAGTGATCAATCCATTCATCTGCAGAATACTTACCTGGTCCTTTTTTCATAACCCAATCATAAGTTGATGAACCAAAGGCAGGTTGTCTTGTTTCACCCATCAATAGATCGTCTGTAATCTTACGATCAACTTTGACGGGTAGTTGTGCATCTTGTTTAGCTAATTGTTTTGCTGTTTGAGTTTTAGCTTCGGGTGTGTAGGTAATTAATTTTTGAGACTCACCTGATACAGGGTCAGTCTTTTTTCTTTTGAGAAGTGAAGATATTCCCCGTTTGAAAAGTTCCTTGAGGGCCATTAACCCTCCTAGTACATTTTAGTAGGTTTGTTTCTACCAAGTTTGCATTTAACTTTAACAGACTTACCTGTTTTATAACCAACTGGGTTTGGTCTCATCATCATACCGCCACCCATTTTACCTTGAGCCTTAAGTCTTTGTGTAGCTTCAGTTAATCCGCCACCCATGTAATTACCCATAGGTCTTCTCATCATCATGCCACCACCCATTTTTTTCTTAACATATGGTTTAATTGAACCCTTTATATCACCTTCCATTACACTTTTCTTTTTTTTCTCTTTAGCTTTTTTTTCAGCAAGTTTTTTGTTTGCTCTTAAAGCAGCAGCACCTATTGTTCCTGCCCCAGCAGCTATTGCTGATATGGCAGCACCTCCTACAGCTTTAATGGGTCTTTGCATCATCATTCCTCCACCCATTTTTTTCTGAGGCCTTTTATTTTTTTTCGATTTTCTTTTTAAATATTCTTTTGCTCCTAATCCTGCTGCAGCAATACCTAAAGCGATCTTACCTATTCTTGTAGCTTTGGCTGCTCTTTCAATTCCTTTAACTGTTGTGCCTGCAAGCTTTGCTCTTCTCTCTAAGAAACCTTTTACTCCTGCTTTTGATGCATCTTTCATAGATTGTTTTAACGCACCAGCTGTTCTAATTCCTGGATATTTTCCTACTGCTTTTAAACCTTTTAAATATTTTCTGTATTGTTTTGCATTTAAAACACTTTTACCTTTTTTAGCTTTCAATACTCCACCACGCTTCATCGCGCCACCTAAAATAATAGGACCACTGATACCTTGCGTGCCTAGTTGTTTCTTTTTAAACAATTCAACAAGCATGCTACCCATACCAGAACGTCTACCTTTCATTGTTACATTTTGAGGTTTTGCAGTTGCTGATTTTTTTCTACCTAGAAGTTTTTTTGCCCCTTGAGCCAATATACCAACTACAGCTTTTTTAACTTTACCTGGTTTCATTTTCTCATCTTGTAAACCCATGCCTCTGCCTTTTGCTTTTTCAGCTCTAAGCACTGCGAAATCTTTTCCATCAATTTTATTAGTTGGCGGAGCTTTGGCTGCAATCTTAGCTTGGCCACCTGTTAATAATAATCTAGGTTTTGTTTTTGCACGTTTTTGTTCTTGCATCATATCTTTAAATTCTTGTGGTGTTGGCATCCTTGGTCTTCGCTTCAATTCACCTTTTGTATTTTTTTTATCTCTATCTGTAATTCTATCTTTCATTCTTGAGCCAATAGATTTAGCTATGCCTATAGGAGTCAAAGCACCAACTCCGCTCCCAATTGCTTTAGCAGCATCTTTGACTTTCATGTTTCCAATGTCTGAAATTTTCTTTTTAATTTTATCTTTGTTTTTTCTACCTATAGATACAGCAGCACCAGCTACCATTCCGCCTGGAAGATTATCTCTTTTTTTGTTCATTAATCTTCTTCTTTGTTCCAATCTAAATCTGTCTGACATAGTTTCTTGTGGCTGACGCGCAACCCCTGATTTCGTAGGACCTGGTCTTCCCATTTTTTTTTTTACTTTGGGCTTTAATCTTATTTCTATTGGCATTATTTAACTCCCTCAAAATTTCCACCTTTAATAGCTGCACCCATACCTCTACACATACCACCAGTCATCATACCTTCAACTTTTTCAACTTTGCGTGCGGGCTGTGTGCCTATTGCTGCTGGTTTAACTTTTTTAGCAGCTTTACCAATTTTTTCCATTCTTTCTTTGCTAACTCTTCCAGGTCTAGATCCAGTTATTACATCAGACATGCTTTTATCTGGTTGACTTCTTGTTGGCATATTAAATCCTATCCATAGTATCTATAATCTTTTTCAATCTTAAAATTAGGTTCGTCTATTGCATCAGAATAAGTTGTAACAAATCCACCTTCTCTGAATCTTATCACTGCTTGGGTCATGGAGTCAACATAGTCATCGAATTGTCCATGAGGAAAAGCAGCTACTTCTTCAATAACATCTTGGGCAAATTTCTCATCTGTAGGTGCAAATACCATACCTGACTCAAAAATAGGAGCTACAGAGTTAATTCTAGTGTGTTTATCTCTACCTCTTGCAGGCACATAATCTATAACAGGTATACCTGCTCTTCGTAGTTCATGAATTAAAGGTTGTCCTGAAGCTTTAGCTTCAATGATAGTTGTTTCAGGTTGCCAGTATTGGTATTGCTCTAAAGCTACGTTTTTAAGATCTGGAAAATCGAACCTTCCTTTAATAGCATCTAATAAAATTATACAATCTTCATAACCTTCTGCAGGTTGAAATATTCCCCATGTTGTAATAGCTGAGTAATCCGCAGTTTCTTTTTTAGAGTAAGCTGTGTCATAACTTTGTATAACATGTTTAAGTATAGGTATCCGTTCTTCGTTCCACGGTTGCCACCAATCTCTTTTTATGATTGCACCTTCCTCTGACGTTGGGTCCTGCATGTACTGTGCATTCCAGTTTTTCGTTGTCACCGATGCTTTAACTTTTTCTAATTCATCAAGTGGCCAATATTCAGGCCATACAGGATTCCCGCTTTCAAGTATCGCTGGAAAATTAATAACGCGCCACGAATCTGATTTAGGTTCAGATTGTGATTTGATGAGCCTCCCTGTTAGATCATCGGTTGCCCATCTTGTCATTACAACTACGATTGAGCCTCCTGGTTGTAAACGTTGTCGGGGTCCTGATGAATACCATTCAAAAGCTCTTTCCATAGCAGAGTCAGACATTGAGTCTTGTTCAGTATGTGGGTCATCGATAATAAGTAAGTCCGCCCCTCGTCCTGTGATTGAACCGCCTACCCCCGCTGCAAAATATTCTCCACCATGATTGGTCTCCCAACGTCCTTTAGCCTTACTATCTTCTCTTAGACTAACATCTCCGAAGATACTTTTGTAGTCTTCGGTTTCCATTAAGTTTCTAACTTTGCTACCGAACCGCGAAGCAAGTTCAGCATTGTGTGATACTTGCATAAGTTTCATCTTAGGATTCTTACCGATCATCCAAGCAGGAAATAAATATGATGCGAACTCTGATTTGGTATGCCTTGGTGGCATATTCACAATAAGACGTTTAGATTCTTTTGAAGCTATGTCTTGAAACTCGTTTGCTATAATTTGATGGTGCCCCCAGTTCTCAGGGTCCTCTGTTTCTCTGCAGATAAAGTCAGGCCACATAGCTTTGACAAATAATAAAAAGTTATCCTGACATAATTTTATATATTCGATATGCTTCTTTAATATTAAGGTTCTTAATTCATCATCTGTTAATTGATCTAATGTAGCCATCTCAAAATTTTTGTTTTTCTGGGTCCCTTTTTATACCATACCGTTTCAGCATACACTACTTCTATTCGACTTGCTATAAACACTCTGTCAGTAGAAGTACCTTCTTTCTGAACGTGGCAAATTTTTACGAAAAGCAGGATTGAGTTGTTTGGTTTTATAGAGCCTTCTATATAGATACACCGATAGCCCTTACGGGCTACCGATACAGACGTTATTGGTTGTGTCTTAACTGTTAAGTTTATGTATTAGATAACTAAACTTCTGTACAATCTTTTGTTTAAAGTCATCTATTAAAGGGTTGCCAGTATTTTCTAATATTAACTTCTCTACTTCGCCCTCTAACATTTTATACATTACTTCATAATTTAACTTACTGATTGCTGTCGGGTCTAGTTTAGCATTTTCAGTAAGTTGAGTATTAGCCGATTGCTCGGCTAATACTTTAGATATGTTCATTGGAACATTAGGCATTATTATCACCTATTGCTTTGAACTCATTATATTCAATTTCAGTACAGAACTCATTGAATAAATCATTGTGCTTTATTTTGAAGTTAGCAGTTTCAAACTTCTTTCTCTTTCGTTTGATTTTCTGAACTCCAAAGCTACAACCATTTTCATCTTGAACAATGACAAGATTTTGATTTGTTCTTTCGAACACATCAACAACATTTTGTTTCATCTTGTCTAACTCTTTAGATAAACGATTAAGTTGCAGTTTATTAATAGCATAAGACATTATGATTTTTTTCTCATCTGTCTTTAGCTTCTTTATTGCATTACTCATTGTTTTCCTTTTGTTAGTGTTAAGTAATAGCCTGTCTTATCATATCCCACATTGACTTCAACAACTTTGTGTTCATTTTGGGTCTGTTCATAATGGGTCGTCCACAGACAAAACTAGAACAAATGTAGAATAGAATTAAAACTTATAACTTCCATCAACAATAATATGTAGATAAATATTGCTGGTGAAAACCAAATTAGAAACCCCACAGCTTACCCCCTATTCTTTTTAAATAACGACATTATTACCAACGCAAGATTTACCACGAGCAATGATAGACAACCTCTTCACCTTTTTCCATTTGTGCCAAAGCCCAATCGCAGAACTGACTATCTCTTTCGGAATATTCCCTGACTGCTTCCTCTTGAAACTGGTGTCCCCAAAAAAAGCCACCGCTACAAAACGAGTTTCTAAAATCGCTGTCTACTTCTTTACGTAACTCCATTACCATTTCTTTCGTTAGTACGAGTTCGTCGTCACCATTCATAGCGTCAGCTTGTGGGTTAAGTTCAGCAAACTTTTCTTGCATAAAGGTCTGCAACCTTGAATGCTTTCTCCAAACGAAACCATCTATTGTTGGTTCGTAGTTATCTGAATAAACTTTTTTAAAGTCTATTTCCTTGTTTCTTACGTGTGCGTATTGATCTAGTCCCATTGTTTTCTCCTTTTGTTATCTTTCTCCATTGTCTTATCATATCCCACGATAAAGTCAAATAAAAAATTCTCTTACAGAACTTGTTGTGTCCAGAAGCTGAAGGTGCCACCTGTGTACTTAAGAATAGTTCTAAACTAAATCCTTTTCTAACGAGAACGAGCAGTGCCATCTACCAGATCCCAGCCCCCGTCAGAATTAGCAGCCCCAGCAGGGGCAGCATGAAACGAGGCCAAACGAGCAACGTCAGTATAAATAACGAGAGCACTACGCAATCCTCCATCCGTCAGTTACGAATACGTCACCACGGATGTCCTGTATGTTGTCCAGCGGCACCTTCATACCATCGGCAATCAGCTTACGCGCTTTCTCATTTGTTTTAAACGAGTTGTTGAAGAGACCTTCCTCATTCACTACCATTTCCTTAAGTGCTACCGCTGCAGGCAGCTCCTGTGACGCTGCAGGCATTGCTGCGTTAACGATTTCAATTGGTCCCTTAACGAGGCCCTGCATTGCACTGAGATCCTTAATCTTTCCTTCTACCACGGTCACCGTACCGTCATCCTTAATTAAATGTGTCTTCATTGTTTATCCTTTTGTTCGTTGTTAACGGGCCTCTTACGATACCAACGCTATTAACGTTGTATGGCTTTACCCCTATTTATTCGGAGGCCCGCCGTAATAACTCTGAATCTCTTCAGGGTCGATATGTATATAAGACCAGATGGGAT